CGTTTGATCATAGCCAAGATGATGGACCAATGATTCTCGCCGCTCGCGTTTGGATGACATCTATGTCTATCCCTAGTGAGATAATCCAATTGTTCATTGAGCAGTGTTCTCGCTCGTATGCGGCCAAGATTGGATCTTTGAATATTAGAGGCAATGCTGGGGTTCAGCTGCCCACTGGAATCGCGACGACCTCTGTGCAATCTACATTGCACAACATTATGTTCTACATATATAGTCTCATGAACATACATCAAGGTATTGCTATTTCAGCCAAAGATTTGGGCTTTACCTGGAAATATGTGGTGGTTGATGATCATGCGCTTGCCACTTTTCTGAGAGGAACTTACCATCAAACTGTTCTCGGAAGTTGGGTGTGGCAACCATTGCCTTCTGCTATCTTGAAGTTGGGAAAGACTATGAAACCAGTGACTTCGTTGAGTAAGTCTCCCACACCATATCAAGACGTCGTTTTTGCTTTGTCACGCTCGTATTATGGGGTCCCGCGCCATTATCCGATCCTGGGTGATTTGTTGGTGGCATATGATCATGCCCGACCAACCGTTCGAATCACTGAGATGACAAACATATTGGAAAGAATGGAAGATAAAATTATGCCGCATATGGCCGACATTCCTGAAGCTTCGTTTTGGCATTTATTGGAATCTCGTTATCGGATCTTTCCTAGCGATGTGCAGCTATTGAGGCCTCTATTGAGATCTTTATCCCAATTTCCTGTCTATATTCAACACCCTGTGTTTGAGGTGTTGAATCGCGTCGATTATTGTTAAGCTCATGTAGGGTAGGCAGCTTCGGCTCAGGGAGTAACGCCCCTGCCCTGCCAGTTCTAGCGGGCTGACGAAAATTTTGTCAGTTGATACAAGGTTATGGTGAAAATCCGTAATTTAAGAAAACGACGCAAGAGCAAATTGCAGCAGACGCGTCGAGTAAACGTCCGCGAGCCTTTATCGTGTTCAGTGTCCAGACGACCACCCAAAACGAAACGTAAGAAATCTGGCGGACAGCGTAAAGTGAAATTGCATCCCCACGTTCAAACATTTATTGACTACTGCGGGCACAAACATTATACCCCATCTTTGTTGAGGAATGCTTCGTTACATTCTTTTCCTCTTCATCGACAAAGTGTTTACGGCCGCTTCACGGTTACCACTAATGCTGCCGGTTTAGGTTGGATTGTTTTTAATCCATACTATTTGTTCCAGTCATATGTCATATTTAATAGCAGTACGGCTATTGCTCCTGTTATTTATAGCGGAGCCACTTGGGGCGGTACTCTTGGTTCCACTTTGGGAGATACCACTACAGGAGTCTCTAATGGCTCTTGTAATGATGGAGTTTTGCAAACTAGTACTTTCACTGGCAACGCTTACGGTAAACATCGTTGCGTTGGTTTGACTATGGTTGTTCGTTATTTAGGTACTGAATTAAATCGTGGAGGTGAAGTGTTTAT